GCCAAAGTCAATGCCAACGATAACCTCCCTGCCATCGATCGGCTCAATGGGTGATTGGGCAACATGAGCTTCCTTTCTAAATGACTGATAGACAGCCTTGCCGTCCATTAGGGCCTGATACTGATTTAGTACATAGACCTTAACCCAGGACGGAGCTTTACCAAGGATAATCTTGTCGTAGTAGTCGGGCTGAAGGTTTTGATCGTTCTCTCTCTTGCCGTTCTTCTCATAGCCCTCGATGCCGCCGGATTGATTCTTGATTTCCTTCATAGCGCCCGGTTGCGAGAAAAACATCCAATCGTCTGGTTTGACTAAAAGGATCTTCTCTTCTTCTGCCATGTATTCAGGCGCTGGGACTTCTCCAGACATGATTCCCCACCAGTGCGTCTCATCCGGTGCGTTCGTGTCCATGATGACGCCGAACCAAGAAGGCCCACCATCACGCATAGAGGGAAAGCGACCCACGCGCATGGTGCAGGCGTCCACAATCGATTTAGGGATCTCCCGTGCTTCATTGATCCATACTCCTGTAAGTTCCAATGACAGCAGCTTCTTAACATCCTCCTGCTTGTCCAAAGCCAAGAAGATGACTTCAAGCTCAACGGTAGTCTTATCCCCCAAAGAGAAATTGACAAGATGTGTATACGGAGGCGACCACACAAACTTGCCAATCTCGTCTGAGAACCAGTCACGCCATGTCTTGATCGTGGTGGTTTTTAGCTGGGGATTGGTATTCCTGATAACGGCCCATCTTGAGCGCCTTATCCCACCTTCATTTGGCTTCTGATTTACTGCACGACGCATGATCTCCATGCAGCAAGTAACAGACTTGCCAGATCCCACAGGACCCCTGATCCCCCGAACAAAAGCCTCATCCTTCATAAAGGCTTTTGCTATGGGGCCAGGTGGTTTGTAATCAAGCTGCATTACAAACCATATTTACGTCGGATAACTCCACCTGAACCGGATTGAAGAAATGCTCTTCGTGCAGCATCTTCAGATCCAAGGCCAGTCGGAGGTTGTGTAGCTCCAGTTATAGACTTTACTGGAGTAGATGGGGCAGTAGCTGATGCTGTTGCTCTTTCGCTATCACGACCAGAACCTCCAGTTCCCCCCATTCCATATCTAGATTCGTATGCGCCAGTATTGGGATTCAGCCTGACATTACCGGAACCGGGGTCAAACCCCTGACGACCAGAGAATCTACCGCCTCTTACAACACCAACGGTCAGTACCTCACCGGCTCTAGCGCCTGTACGGCTAAAGGTTGTCTGAACAGGAGTGCCGCCAGCTTTTAGTTCCCTGATCTGATTATCAAGGTTCATGCGTGTAATGGGGTTGCGAGTATCGTCTCTTCGCGCAGTAAGCTCTTCGATGGCAGATGCTCTCGTACCCATTGCGGCTTTTGATCTTGTCATGCCGCCATAGCCACCGGGCATCCTGTCAGCAGCAGCCATTTGCTGTCTGTCTGTTCGATTTGTTGTTGAGGCCTTCATCGGCTGTTTTGCAGCAGCCCTTCTTGCGGCTTCAGCAGCTTCACGCTCTTTCTTCAAACGAGCTGATCTTGCTCTTTCATTACCGCCGCCTTCAGATTCAGTTTTCTCACCCATAATCGCCTCCTTGGGTTAAAATATTTTTTGGGGGTTGCTCTAGATTGATCCGTTGTGCGTGTGAAATACCGTCTATGTGGTCCGTCGCAGTTTTCTAAGGCGGTTTACACAGAGACCTACATTAGCGTTGGGACCCCTAGTCAACATTGAAGTTAATCTGCACCGCAGTGCTAGGTGTTCTCACCGCGTCCTGTCTGAATCCAGCACGATCCATCAGATCCCTTGCAGCTTCCAGCCTGACGTATTGTGACTTACTTGTCAGCAGTTCTCTCATTGTCGCCATCGCTTGTGTGGCGTCCCATCCCAAAGTCAGCATAGCCAACTGTTGTCTGTATTCGATAACATGCTGTTTTCGTAGCGTATTGTACGCCCAAGCCTTGTTCCTACCCAACCTCTCTGCTGCTTCTGTTGGGTTGCAACCATCATGCAAGATTACATGCACCAACTCTGCTTGTGCATCAGTAACTTGCGGCTGTGCCGTCCGCACTTCGGGAGCATGCTTCTCGATGTCTTCCATCGGAACCACACCACCTTTGTATCGCTCTTGTTGGCTTTCGTCTGCCTTGGTCATGTTCGTGTCCTGTTGCGCTACGAGCGAGTATACACAGTCCTCTCAAAACCCTGTCAAGTCACTTGTTGTAAGCCATTGTTATTGTTCCTCCACAGGTTGAGCTAAAGCTCATCTGCGGAGCCTGACCTACATCACGTTCTTACTGTGTCGTTTCTTTTCCTTCTCGTATCAACAGCATGATGCGTAGTAATCGGACACCAACATAATCTCAGGTGAAAGGTCGGCTCGCACCGCCCTTCCGCTGAGATTCTGGGTTCCGCTAACACACTTACATGCGAGTCATCACTTCCCTGAATTGAAACACACACACAACGATTTGTTAGCCTATCATTAGATGATGACACCATTCCGTCTCGATCAGTAAAGTTGCACCTGAACATTGTGCTTCACCGCACAACTTTTTGGACCCTCGTAGATAGCACATATTATTGGCGAGCTATTCGCTCGCATCTGGTCGAACTATCGACGTATCCAAAAACTTCTGCTCCGTCACGCACGTCGGCCCTTGGGGGCCAACGCACTGCACCGCGGCTGCCAGCAACTTGACTGCTGCGAGCCGGGGGCGTCAGTGGGTGTCAAGGCTACCAATCGTTGTGAGTGTGTAGCGAACTGGTCCAACGTAAAGGAGAAGACCAATGCAACCATACAAGTTCCGTCCGGTCGATGAGTCCGAGGTCATTGCTGATACCGTCATCGCACATCATTCGTTCACAGATCTGCCTGATGTCTGGGCAGCAGACGAGGTTCGTCTTGCACTGGAGTCAGGCGATCTGCAACGTGCTGCTGATCTGGCAGAGCAGATGAGCGACTCTGATATCAACATCTTTGACTGACACAAAGCCAACATGGGGTGGGTAGGATTGCCCACCCCGCTAACGTAGAGGTGAATCACATGGAAGACATACTGTTCAAAGAGCTTGTTCCTAGCTTGTACAAAGCGAGTCCTAGCCAGCTGTGCAATATCAACAACGAGCTTCTCTTCAAGCTCAATGACATCCCATACGGATATCCTGTTCGTGACGAGATACGAGACCATGTCTCCAACATCTCAACTGCAATCATGATCATCCACCGTCTCGGCTGTCCTATGGACTCAGAGACACCGTGGATGCAGCAGCATTGGAATCACGATCTGCTGACGAGAAACGACATCACTCACCTAGAAGAAGCCAATCGGAGTCTTTACTGGTGTAGTACTCACAGGTGTATTGAACTGCCCTGTACCTTTGACTGAGAGGAGAATCACATGACTGACATGACAATGGACGACCTGACCCCTGAGAATCTTGACCGCATCGCCAAGGCACTGCAGAAGGATCTGCTGCCCGACGACGACTACCATGCACGGTGGTGTCGTGAGCTTGCCAGCCGTCTCAAGGCTGTCATCGACATGTTCGACGACGGCAACGACGTCATCATACAGGCCAAGCTGGGCGACCAGCTGCCCCGCATGTTCGAGAAGATGCTCGACAACGTCGCTAACCGTGCCGTTCAGGTCAAGCGTGAGCGTGCCAAGGCTATCCGCAACGATGTCGGCATCGAGATCACGCAGAACACCATCGAGCAGTACGACGAGCAGCTTGAGCGACTTCGTGTCCAGTGGTGGACAATCAACGAGGCCTTCAAGGTAGCTCGTGGCCCTGTCAGGCAGCACGCCATCGACGTCAGTGGCATCAGTTTCGGCGCTTATACTCGGCTCAAGGATCTGCCCAAGGTTCAGCGTATGCGTGCCAGGAAGGGTCAGCTCACTATGGAGACGTACCAAGCCAACAAGGATGACTTCTGGACATTTGCCCGGGAGACAGGGCTGGTCGAGGCACCTATCGATCAGGATCATGGTGCAGACAGCATGCACCTTGAGTAACACCGGGAGGGAGATCTGGCATCGCGTCAGGTCTCCCATCACCTTGTCACCCTCAAAGCCCACTTCTTCGCCTCAGAGGAGAATCACATGTTGTTCTTTGTTATTGCCGGTGTGTTTGCCGGTCTCGCTATTCTGTTTCTTCTAGCCAAGTTCGATTTCAAAAAAGTTCTTTGGCTTGACGTTCCTATCGACATCATCTCAACATTGCTGCTTGTCGTCATGTTTGCTGGCACTTTTGCTGGCATGATGGCAGCAGTGATAGGGGGGTGCTTAATTTCTCTGACATTACTTTTGTCAAAGAAAGCAGTGGGTTACAAGAAGCCTGTCCGTTCTGGACTCCGTTTCCGGTGGCAAGAAGTTAAGCCAAGATAATTTTGGATGGGAGTCAGCAGTCCCTCGCCTGCTGGGAGTCCTGGGCATGACTCGTGTAAACTGCCTCATTTCAATCATGTCCAACGTAAGGAGAATCAGACATGAATTTCGCTCAGATCACTGTATCCGGTAACATTGGTGCAGACCCAGAGATCCGTGACGTGAACGGCACAAAGGTTGCCAACTTCTCTGTCGCGGTCAACGAAAACTACACCAACAAGTCCGGTGAGAAGGTCGAAAAGACCCACTGGTATCGCTGCGAAGCGTGGGATGGTGGCAATGGCAAAGGCCTCGTCACCAACGTCATCGAGCCGTACCTCAAGAAGGGCAGCACCGTGTTCGTTCAGGGTCAGCCCATCATCGAGGAGTACGAGAAGGACGGCCAGACTCAGCGTTCCTTCAAGGTCAAGCTGGCTGGTGCTGGCTCGACGTTCCGCCTCGGTTCCCGTGGGAGCCAGTCAGAGGGTGGTAACGCCCCGGCTGGCGGAAAGGTGGACGACACCGACATCCCATTCTAATCTGAAATGGAGAGGGGCGGATTTCCTCCCCGCCTCTCTCACCTATGCCAACCCTAAGTTGTAATGGGATGGCGGGGGTAGTTCTACGGGGCTACCCCCACTTTGATTTGTAAATGCGGAGTGATTGCTATGTCGAGGGGTGGATGCCGACCGCATCGGTGGGAAAGCTACTCAGCGAGACGTAAGGTTGGTTTGAAGCAGGGGCTGCAGCTACCCTGTGGATAGGTAGGCATGGTAATCCGCCTCAGAGGAGAAGCCAATGAAGCCATTCACAAGTGATATGACCCCCAACGTGGCGGTTATGATTGCCAAGGGCATAGAGACGCCTCGATCCGATCAGGAGTTTGTTGACGCTTGGCAGTACATCCACGACACCGGCCTGTACCAACGCCTCAAAGAGCCTTGG